TTTCTATACATTTTACTTTTACATCTAATTCAATATTGTTCTTTATCATTCTGTACTGCCTCTTCAAAATCAAGCTGTCAACTAATTTCACAAATCAGATAGTTAATTGTACCGTACTTTTACTTTATATTCAATCGTTCCAAGTGTAAATTTACAAAATCGACAAAAAGAAAACACCCTACATTTCTGTAAGGTGGCCGTTAATCTCTGTCCGCTATTATGCTGTTATCTCGGTGCCGTCCTTAAATGTCACCGTCATATTTTCATCCTTATCCACCGTAATGTACTCTACCATACCACTCTACATCCCGGCATCGAACTCTGTGATTAGTCCGCCATACTATTTTCTTTTGCTTACAGTTCAATTTCCACCTCAACCCCGGCTTTAAATTCCACCACGAATTTTTCATCAAACACTGTGACCTTTTCAATAAGCCGTCTGACCAGCTGTTCATCATACTCGGTGACTTCCGCAGGATGTTCCTGGAGGTACTCCATCATATCCTGCACACGTTGTCTGGTACCCTCACGCCCGGCATCGTCCACCAGGATATTCTGCTTTTCTTCCCGGAGGCGATCGATTTCGTCGGCTATCGGTTCATAGTCCTTCTTGGCATTCGCCAGTTTCAGCAGTTCCTTCTGAAGTTCCATCAGCTTTTCATCAATGACAGCTATGGCTTCTTCGCTGTTACCGCCAAGGGCCGATTCAATGTTCGCCTGCAAAAGGGGTAGAAAGGTATCCTTGCTGACATTCATCACATTGACCGCCCTTACCACAACCTCCTGGAGAGTTTCTTCCTTGACCGTCCTTGCAGAGCAGTCTGGTCCGTCTTTCTCCACCCGGCTCACGCATCGCCATACCGTGGACTTGCACCCATGATTGTTCCATTTGATTCTGCGGAAAATATCTCTGCAGTGTCCGCATACCACAATGCTGGACAAAGCATATCGGTTGCTGTAGACTCGCTTTTTCTGCTCCGTACCGCTGTGGATGTTCGCTCTGCGGAGGATTTCTTCCTGCACCTGCATATAAAGGTCACGGGGAATGATAGCCGGATGGCTGTTCTCCACATAATACTGCGGAACGATACCGTTGTTCTTCACTCGCTTTTTGGTGAGGAAATCTACCGTATAGGTTTTCTGCAACAAGGCATCTCCGATGTATTTTTCATTCTGTAGGATTTTCTTGACTGTTTCCGGTCTCCATCGTTTCTTTCCGGCAGCCGTAAGGATTCCATCCTCTTCCAGCCCTCTGCCAATTTGAAGCAGGCTTGCACCTTCCAGGTATTCACGGTAGATTCGCTGGACCACCTTTGCCTCCGTTGGCTCAATAATAAGATGTCCGTCCACATCCTTGGTGTATCCCATGAAACGATTATGATTGACCTGCACCAGTCCCTGTTGGTAACGGTACTGCAATCCCAACTTCACATTCTGCGAAAGTGACTGGCTTTCCTGCTGTGCAAGGGATGCCATGATGGTAAGGAGTACCTCGCCCTTGGCATCCATCGTGTTGATTGCCTCCTTCTCGAAAAAGACCGGGATGTTTTTATCCTTCAGCTGACGGATATATTTCAGGCAGTCCAGCGTATTTCTTGCAAATCGGCTGATGGATTTGGTAATAATCATATCAATTTTACCTGCCATACAGTCTTCAATCATGCGATTAAACTCTTCACGCTTTTTAGTGTTGGTGCCAGAAATACCATCATCTGCATAGATTCCGGCGAAAGTCCAATCCAGTTTCTTCTGAATGAAATCTGTATAATGTTCAATCTGGGCAGCGTAACTGGTAGCCTGTTCATCACTATCGGTGGAAACACGGCAGTAGGCAGCCACACGCACCTTCGGCTTTTCCGCTGTTTTCTTCTGCGTTCCGACACGCTGTCTTGCCGGAATGACTGTAATTCTACTCTGTGCCATTTTCTCTGACCTCGCTTTCTATCAGACCATAGGCATATTCTGCCTGCTTGAACGGGTCTTCATATTTCTTTGAAATCCTGCCGATGGAAAACTGCACGGTAGGCTGTAGTTCTTCTATTTCCTTTGGTTCAAAAACTCTGCCCAGTGCCTTGGCTCTTTTCTGTTGTTCGGCAAGTGCCGCATCAAAGGTCTCTCGGTCAATAATTGCCGGATAATAGGCATCTCCAAGGTAATGACTGTTCTGCAACATCCGCTTGACGGAACCGTGGTACATTTTCATCCCAGCTTCTTTTGCGGCATCCATAAGTCCCAATCCTCGCAGATACCCATCATACATTATCCGTATCTGAGCCGCCTGGTCTTCATCGACTACCGCTTTTCCGTTTTTAATCCGGTATCCGTATGGTGTATGTCCCATGTTCTACACTCCTTCCTTCAAAATTAGACCGCACTTCATGTGGAATGCTATCTCGTCTCTGGAGCAGACCACTATCTGCTCCACATAATCTTCAAATAAATCCCCGTCAAAAACGGTCAGCATTTCTTCTTTATTAGCAAATCGTAAAAGCCTGCTGACCTCTTCGGTGCGAGTCAGTTCTCCATTGATTGTAAAGGACAGATTTTCTTTTTCTATATTCATTTGCTCTACCTCTGCCAGCAGTTCATTGTTCTCCTGATTGAACAGTGCCGGTTCCAAGTATCCTTTGGTCATAAGCCCCATCAGCACCTGTCGGCGTTCCAAGTTCTTTTCCAATCTGGATTCCAGTTCATTGATTCGCCATAATCCATCTGTCCTGCTTGTTTCACGCAGTGCATCAAGCAGTGGTTTTAATACAACCTTTCTCCCAAACACCATCTTATTCATCATTCTGACAAATGCCTGTTCCAGTGTATCTTCCCGGATGAACTGCAAGGAGCATTTTGAAATATCCTCAATGTGCTGATTGCAGCACCATGCAGCGTATTTTATTCGACTTGTGCTGTGAATCCGGCGTTTAAACTTCGCACCGCACTCTCCGCAGATGATCTTACCGGAGAACGGGTAGCGGTTCTGGTATTTACTGGTGCCCTTACGGATTCCTTTTTCCTTTGCCCGTTGGTTGATTAACAACCCGACGGCTTCAAAATCCTCTCGGCTGATGATAGCTTCATGGTGGTTCTGCATCATGTACTGATCCCGTTCGCCATAATTCGTATGTCTGTTGAAATGGGAATCCGTATAGGTTTTCTGGAATATTACATCACCCACATATTTTTCATTGGAAAGGATACCACGCACCGTTGTCGGAGTCCAGTTACCGCCCTTACGGGAAGGAATCTTTCGCTCCTGCAGTTCGGATGCAATCACACCCGAACTCTTGCCTGCAAGTGTCTCGGCAAATATGAATTTCACAACTTCTGCCTGCATCGGGTCAACCACCATCTCGCCATTCACATTCTTATATCCGTATGGCGGATAGGAAATCGTGAATGTGCCATTCTGAAAGCGTTTCTGAATTGCCCATTTGCTGTTTTCCGAAATGGAAACCGACTCGCTTTCCGCAAGGCTGCTCAAAATGGAAAGCATCAGTTCACTCTCCATCGACCCCGTGTTCAGATTTTCCTTCTCAAAAAATACGAATATCCCAAGGTCTATCAGCTTTCTTACCATCTCCAGACAGTCTGTTGTATTCCTGGCAAAACGGCTGATGGACTTTGTAATAATAAAATCAATCTTTCCCTGTTCGCAGTCCTTCATCATTTGAAGGAGCGCCACTCGCTTTGCTTTCTTCGTGCCGGAAATCCCCTCATCGAAATACAGTCCGGCAAACTCCCATTCCGAATTTGCCTTGATGTAAGACTCGTAATGGTTCTTTTGTGCTTCCAGGCTGACCAGCTGTTCATCGCTGTCGGTGGAAACACGGCAGTAAATTGCAACACGCAGCTTTTTTCCCAAGCCAAGGCTATCGTTTTCCTTGATTTTTGTTATCCGTTTCATCAACTCACCTCCTCTCCGGTAGGTGACATTTTACCTCTAACCCCCTGTATTATCAACGATTCTGTGGGATATAAATTTGACAAAAACGGGGAGAATATCTGGCGGTTTTTCACCATGATTTTTCCGTATTCTTCCTCGGTTATCAGACCCTTAATGAGCAGTTTTTTTGTCATTTGCTCCGCTCTAATATAGTTATATTCACGCTGCATTTCTTCTTCGCTGTACTGGTGTTTCTTCGGTGCAGCACCAATCTGTTCTGCTGTCAGTTTTGTTACCTGCATGGTACCCCCTCCTATCTGAAGGATGGATTTATTTCCGTCTACCTACAGCCGGAAACAACAATCCGATTGATTTATTCCTTCTGACAGCTATGTATTGGAAAACAGCAAAACTCCCAATTTGGATAAAAAAATAATGCCTACCAAGGAAATACTCCTCAGCAGGCATTGTAAAAATTCATATTAAACTTGTGTGCAGAAATCAAGCGAAATCCATCCTGCACCACTCTTCAGCTTGCCCCATCCGGAATACGCACCCTGTCCGGCACTCTCTTCCACGATGGTAAAAGAGCCGACACCAGTGAACTGTCCGGTTCTGGAATAGTTCGTACCAGGACCACGGCGGATATTCAAATCAGAGATTGCAACTCTTACCACATAAGGCTGAAATGCAGCAGGCAATGGATACAGCACTTTTCCGTTTTCATCAAAAACAAAATAGTCAGGATTGGCATCCGCACTTTTCTTTGCATTTGCCAGTACCTTATAGGCACCTTTTTGTCCTTTGCTATCTGCCCAGGCCTTACGGACACGATACCAGACGGTGGTATCTGCTGCCGCAGTGTCATACTGGATCAGATTGTACTTCTCAATTAAAGCACAGATACGACTTACATACTGCGTGTCGGTAGCATAACCGCCATCCTTGATAATCTGGATTGCAGTCTTGTAATCGGTGCAGCCCTTCAGACCATCGTAGCGTTTCTTACTGCCATTCATGGCACCAAGCAGATATGCGGAATGGTCAGCAATGGAATCCTCGACACAAGTATACTTACGGAAGTCAGCTATGATGGTATAGAGGCTGCCGTTGCCATTATCTTCTTGTGTCTGTTTCGCGTATTTGCTTGTCCCATCCCAGGAAGATCCTGGCCAAGTGTTACCGGAAAGAGAACACTTCATACCAAAACAGTTATTAGCTTTCTGTGCCAGCTCTGATTTTCCATATCCACTCTCCTGGATAAACTGGGCAAGAGATACAGATGCCAGGATACCGCTTGCTTTCATGTTGGCGGCAAATAGGTCACCGACTTTCTTTACTACATCGGCTTCAGACAGATTCGCAAATGCAGTAGCCTGCATATCTGATGCAGCAGATGTGGATGCTATTGTCAGCCTTGCCCTGAATGCATTCCATTTGGATTCATCACCACTGTCTGCGTTCCAACCAATGATGCCAGGGCAAGGCTTGCCGTTCACATCATAATGGCGGATTACATGAGCAGCATCTATGCCAAACTGCTCCATCAGATATGTCACCAGTTCCACAGCACGGGTAACCACCGCATTGGTATAGCTGTAATGTCCATCATTGGCATTAGTCATTCTACCAGTATCATTGGTCGAGCAAATTTCAATACCAATGGAGTTAGCATTCTTTACGATGCCATAAAGTGAACCGCCCTTGCTGCTATAATTTCTGCCGCCACAGTGCCAGGTATAGCGGTTGCGGATGTCGGGATTGTACTGCATCGTATTTGCATCATCGATACAGAAATCGGCAGATGCCTGTGCACTCGGATTCATGAACCAATCAATGGTATTTGCCGCCGAGCCGGGTTTGGAAGTCACACCGGCGGTATAGTGAACAACGATGTACTTGATTGCTCTGCCGGATACAGCAGTTGTGTTTGTGATGCTTGTCTTTTTTGTGATGTTAATAGCCATAATTATTCATCTCCTTTCTCGCTGCGGTCATGCAGCTGTTCTAATACAGTTTTTAGTTTCTCCGGGATTGGCAGACCAAGATGTCCGGCATTTTCCAGAAGGGAAACACCCTCATTGGAGATGTAGAAGAAAATGATTGCTGTACGCAGCACACTGCCGGTTCCGACCACCTGGACATCCAGGATGTTTGCAATCCCTACCAGAATAAAAATCAGTACTTTACGGCAGATACCACGGAAACCGACATCACTGGAGAGGGTCTTGTCAGAGATGGCACACATCACCCCTGTAAGGTAATCCGCTACCACAAAAGCAAGCAGTGCATAGAGCAGACCATCACAACCGCCAAGGAAATAACCAAGCCAGCCTCCGATGCCTGCAAAGACAAATTGAATCGTGTTCCAGAATTCTTTCATGTGAAATTCCTCGCTTTCTTTGATTTTTTGTATAGAAAAAGCGGCCACCCGTTATTGAGCAGTCGCTTGATTCCTGATTTTTTGCTATTTTCTGTTGTGTCTTATTACACAATTACTCTGCAAAATGTTTGTCTATTTTATGGCGCAGAATTGAGTGGATATAATCCGAAACCTGATTTAACATGGCACTACCAAAAAGCAAAAGGAGGTCATGCATATGCAGACAAAGAAAATTAAAGTTTTATATTCCAGCAGACAGACAGCTTCCCGTTCCTACTTCGGCGGCAGTACTTACCGCCAAATTCCAAAAATTCAGATGGAAGGGAAATGGCTGGACGCACTGGGTTTTCATATTGGTGATGCCCTACAAGTTGACTACGAAGATGGTGAAATCCACATTCGCCTTGTACCTTCTGAACAACCTGTCATGATGGTGTGTGAGGAACATGACCATTATGATTCCTCCGCAAAGAAAACCAGAGTTAAATCAAAAAAGAAATAGACAAACACTTAAGTGTATCTTCTGGAGCATCCACAAATATTTTCAATAGCCGCTTCTCATTCCTGCTACATCATCATAGCGGCTTTTCCCACAACAATTAGGACACTTCTTCCGTCAGCGTGTAGGTAATCTTCATGGTCTTATCCTCGGTTTTTACCACCGCTGACGAAAGATTGTTGATAGAAGCGAGATACGGAGTCAGTAAATAAATATTTCTGTACTCACTTCCATAACTTCCTCCCCATCCAACCAGAAATTCCTTGTATTGAAACAGTGGTGTGGCAGAATCATTCAGCCTTGCACTTCCTAAGGTACGCACTATCGCATCATTCGCCAACACCTGAAAGTCACCTGCCAGAATGATGTCACCAATCAATGTCATATACACCTCACAGGAGCCAGCATCGCACAAAGGCTTCCATTTTGAGGTAAAGCCAAAATTAATCAATGTTACATCTGACGAATTGGCAATGTTAATTTTATAGATACCTTTTTTGTCGTAAGCAGGCGCATATAGATATCCATTCCTTACACAACATCGAATGTTTCGTTCCGGATAGCTGGAACTGCCATCACGATCCCCAACCGACATCAGCTTGGCATTGGAAAGCGTCCACTGTCCTCCGTCATGGAATAATCCGATTTTGAAATCTTTGTCCACATCATTGCGGCACTGCCAGTGGAGTTACCTACGTTGGAAAAGCCATACCAGTATCCATCGTGGCCATCCATAAATTCACCGTTCAATGTATAGTCACCCAAAAACCGAAATGTTTGTGCCGGGATCGCTTTTTCTTCAAGCACAGTATAGGTACTGTCATCCAGCTTTTCGTTTAAACCAATACTAAATACTGGAAGTCTGAGCTTTCTAATTAGAATGGTGGAATCCTTAAAGGTGATGGAATACAGTAAATTCTTCTCAAAATCCATCTCCACTGCTTCAAATAGTACCATCTGCCGTGTATTTGTCATGGAGCCAATATTTACCTCCTTTATCAAGGAGAAGGTACTTGCGTCATTTACCAGACTGCCAAATGCATTCTGCCCGCCAAACTTGCTGGTCAGGGCAATAGCCGCAATGGTTCCATTTCCCTGACTGGGTGTAAATTCCCAAACAAACTTATAGCCGTTGTCCAGCTTTTTGCTCTCTGTCAGATTCAGACTGCCTCTTGCTGTATTTGCAGTAGAATTTACATCATTGGATGCATAGGCTACCGGGAGGTTATCGGACGCAGGATAAATGTTGTCAGCCTTTTCCTCCAAGGTCTTTGAAAAGAGCAAGATTCCCCCTATCATATTTGGACAGATAGGCAGAAGATTTTCCTGCCATACCATCCCAGTTGAATACTGTGCTTCGCAGTAGAATACTCCCATCGGATTCGTACCGAGGATATGATTCACTGCATCTGTTATCATGTTTTCTTCCGTAATGGTTTCAACTTCCTGAGTATTTACATCCGTCAGTTCCATTACCATATTACCTTTTAGTCTCATTTCAATCCCTCCTGTGATTCAACCGGGCTGCAGAAAGCTCCTATAGTAATCCTGCTGATATGGTCAGAATAGCTTCTCTGTACCAGTTCCATCGTTTCTGTATAAACATTCTCCGTGTAAGCTCGTAAATCAATACCACCGCCAATTGTAAATGGCATGATTGTTTCTTCAACTGTAATTTTTCCATCCCATGCAGGTGCCGCAGCCATTGACTGTCCACTGATAGATGCAATACAGTCACCTGTTCCGATATTTCCATTTCCCTTAGTCAGCCGCAGATAGACATTAAAAGTGTTTGTGTAATCTGCAATAATTTTTTCAATGGGATAATACAGTGCCAGCGTATGTTTCCCACTGCACCAGCTTTCCTGTGGGTGGAAGGTCAGTATTTCCTCATCGTTTAGTTCAAAGGTAACATACGCTTCTGCCTTGCCATCCTCCTGCCATGCAACTGGCAGTTCCACAGTTATCTCCGTTTCCGTTATCGATGACGCATTATCTGGAATCGTAATATTCCCCTTTGCTGTGGCATTCCGCTCTATCTGCTCCGCCTGTACATCTATTACAACCTCTCCAAAGAACTGCACGTGTGTTTCTTCAGAAGCGGCAAACTCAATGCTGATAATCTTGACATGGGTATCTGCCACAGAAAAAGCAGATGCATTGGTAAAGGTATGAATTCCTATTTTCCCTGCTTCAATCTGATTAAGCAATCCAGAGATGTTTTTGTCGTTCTTTGATTTTGCCTGTGCCAGTCTTGGATTCTTCCCCACGCATTTCAGTGATTGTTTTCCGCCAATTCGATACTGAACAGAAGTAATACAGGCATGTTTGGAATCATCTGCCTGACCTCCTGAAAAAGTCAGAATATCACCTAAATCCAGAGCTGGATTGCCAATAGTATCAGAATCAAAAGGAACGTATGATATTTCTGATAAATCATGCAAGATATTTTCGCACAGCTGCTTTCTGGTTTCTTTCAATCCAAACTGTAAAAGCGGATTTACACCAAGGTTCATGGTCAGACCATCATCTGACTCAAGGGAATAATATTCCGCTATCTGCGTTCTCAAGTTGGTCGAACTGACTGCGGTGTACCTTGTGATAAAATCAGAGAAGCTACTTGAAAATCGTTGTTTGTTCCCTATCTTCAAAATTGGAACCGCTCCATATTTCCTGAGTTCCAGCTTGCCTTCCCGATTAATGCAACAAAAACAGCCAAGTACCTGTGCTGTATAGTAAAGCACATCACGATAGGTTTCGATATCATTCTCCGGATAGATAGAAAGAGTAATATCAGCATTCGGGAAAGTCAATATCTGTTCTTTTGTCTGTGCCAGTTCTACTTTACAAGCTTTACTACATAACGCAAGAAAATCATAAGCTGTCCCGACGGCTTCAAAGCCATTGAAGTTCTTTTCAAAGCGAAGCATATAGTCATAGGCTTTCAATTCCAGACATTTCACAGTGCGGTTGGCTTCGTTGATTTCAAAAATCCCCATAGGGATTGTCTCCTCACTCCCATCTGCTAAAATCAGATGAAAGAACAGCTCGACCTTTGCTTCATCCAAGGTATAACGGTCATTCGTAGAAAACAGCGTAATTCCCAGTTCCGCAGCATACACTGAGCCGAGTTCTATCTCGCTGTTTCCACAGGCCGAACGGTTGATGTAACCGCTGCCCTTTACAATATCCTCATTACCAAAGTCATAGACCACCTGGTTCTTGGTCACAATCGTACCCGTCCAGTAATATTTTCTTGTATTGCTCCCGATTGCTTTCAGAAATTCACCCGATACCGGATACATCGTGATCCACCTCCTTAAAATTCATGCAAGGAAAAGGACACCGTCCACAATCCCTTGTAAGAGGTGTCCTTATACAGCTTTGCTTTAAAGCCATCCACATACATTTCTGTTTCCTTTGTTTCCAGTGTTTCCGTATCAAAATACTGCACTGCCAACTTATCCTGCTTGGAATAAGTCGTTAGCTTTTTCAACCAGGCGGACGATACGGAAAATGTGACTGAAATCGACACAACGCCATGCCTAATAACATCCCTCTGCATTGTGCCGGCCTCTGTTTCTCCTGTCGTATCTGCTTCTACCGCAGACAATTCACAGTCATAGGAAGTAGGCAGAGGGAGTGCCACACCATTAAATTTCAAATACTGTATAAATGCCATGCTTATCTCCCTCCACTTCTAAGATTTGTTCTTTGCTGTGCTGTGACAATTACTTCATCAAGCATTGTTCCGCCAATGTATACCGGAATCACAATATCTCCGCTCTGGTTTGCCATGCCACTGACTGCCTCACGGATGGCATTGACAATACTTGTGCCAGTATCGGCAGAATAACTGTCTGTACCACTTGCTCCGGCAAAGTCAGCTGCTCCAACCTTCGGATTGATAATCATATCCGATGCCACACCGCTGACTGCCTTTTCCACCAGCCCACGGCTCTGCTCGATGCCCTTTGCCAGTCCTTCCATAAAGTCGGGCATCCAGGATTCATAATCCGTAAGAGGACCCTCATCCGGCACTGAGAAATGCAGGAAGGATTTAATGGTGTTTGCCACATTTTCAACTGCATCTTTGACCTTGCCGATACAGCTTTTAATACCATCTACAATTCCACTGATGATATCCGCACCCCAGCTGAATGCCGAGGATGCCAGGTTCTTAATAAAATTCACGGCATTATCAAACCCGGTCTTGATGGTGTTATAAATTCCGGATACAGTGGTCTTGATACCGTTCCACATAGTACTGAATGCTGTGGATACGGCGGTTTTGATTGCATTGATCACCGTAGTAATTGTGGACTTGATGCCGTTCCATACAGTGGTAATCGTGGATTTGATACCATTGACCACTGTGGTAATGACTGTTTTTATTGCATTCCACACGGTCGTGAACACGGTTTGAATTGCACTTAATACCGTAGAAATTACGGTTTTTATGTTGTTCCATGCTGTGGTAAGGAAGGTCTGAATTGCCGTAATGATTGTGGTAATAAAGGTGGAAATTGCTGTCCACACCGTGGTAATGACCGTCTGGATTGCCGCCCATGCTGTAGATAAGAAAGTACTGATTGCAGTAACTGCCGTAGTAAAAACCGTTTTAATTCCTTCCCACAATCCGGTGAAGAAAGATGCCAGTTCATTCCAGATAGTAGTTGCCGTTGTAATGATGGCTTGCCAAGCTGCTGCGAAAAATTCCTTCAGTGCCTCCCACACAGCAACCGCTATCTCCTTGATGTTATTCCATAAGTCAATCCAAAACTGTCGGAAATCCTCATTGGTATTCCACAGATAAATGAACGCTGCGACCAAAGCTGCAATGGCCGCAATAATCAATACAATTGGGTTTGCATGCATTGTGGCATTTAAAGCAGCAAAGGCTCCTTTGACCACATTAATAACTCCGGCAACCTTCGGAACAATCGTCATAATCGTACCGACTGCTGTGATTACCTTACCAACTACAATCAGAACGGGTCCAAGGGCTGCCGCCAAAAGTGCAATTGTTACAACCACTTTCTTTGTTCCATCATCCATACCATTGAGCCAGTCCACAAATTTCTGAACCCAACCAACAATCTGTTTGATGGCAGGCATCATCAGTTCGCCAAAGGAAATGGCGAGCCCCTCTAATGCAGATTTCAGAATCGTCAGCTGACCCTGTAAGTTATCAAGCTGTGTATCTGCCATCTGCTGTGCTGCGCCACCACTGTTTGTGATGGACTGTTGCAACTCATCCCAGGTATCTCCGGTATTAGCAAGTAAAGCGTTAACAGAAGACAAATCAGTCTTATTAAATATATTACTGATGATATTGGACTTTTCTTCCGAAGTCATGCCATCCATACTCTTATTAAGATCACCCAGAATGTCATTCATGCTACGCATATTTCCCTGTGAGTCATAGACCTGGACACCCAACGATTCCATGCTTGCCGTTGCTTTATCCGTTGGATTCTGTAAGGACAGAATGATGTTACGAAGATGCGTACCTCCTTCCGCACCCTTAATACCGTTATTAGCAAGGATGCCAAGAGCCGTGCTCAGTTCAACCGTACCGCCTTTGATGGATTTCGCTGTTGCACCAATGGTTAGAATACCTTCGCCAAGCTGTGCCACCGAAGTGTTGGTGGTAGATGCGGTTTTTGCCATCTGGTCTACCATTGTTCCTGCTTCATCCACGCCCATACCTAAAGCAGACATGGCATCGGTAACCATATCGGATGCCAATGCAAGTTCGATATCACCAGCCGCCGCCAAGTTCAAAACGGTCGGCAGTGTATCGCACATCTCCTGCGTATCATATCCGGCAAGAGCCAGGTAATTTAAAGCCTGCGCACACTCACTTGCAGAAAAGGCTGTTTCCGCACCCATCTTCTTTGCCAGCTTGCCAAGGGTATCCATTGTATTCACAGACTCTCCATTCACTGTAGAAATGGAGTCTTTGGTAATGCCCATTGTAGCCTGCACCTGGGACATAGATGATTCAAAGTTTGCTGCAGTTGTTACAGCAGCCGTTCCAAGAGCCATTACTCCGGCAGTGACTGGGAGCAGTTTCTCTCCGGCACTGGAGATGTTATTGCCAACCGTTTTCAGCTTTTCACCGCTAGCGGCAATCTTCTGCACCGCCGTTGCTGACTGATTGGCCTGTTCTTCCAACTTCTTTAGGTCATTTTCTGTTTCTATAATTTCACGCTGAAGTGCATCGTACTGCTCCTGGGAGATGTCCCCATTGGCAAGTGCCGTATTCGCCTGTTACGCTGCTGTTTTCAGAGTTGATAGTTTTTCCTTTGTTTCAGATACCGCATCAGCGAGAAGTTTCTGCTTTTGTGCAAGTAGCTCTGTATTGCTGGGGTCAAGTTTCAGAAGTTTTTCCACATCCTTAAGCTGGGACTGAGTGCTCTTGATTTCTCCGTTGACACCCTTTAAGGCAGTCTGAAGTTTCGTGGTATCGCCACCGATTTCTACTGTAATACCCTTGATTCTGTTTGCCATTTAGATGCACCTCCTTCCGTATATTCAGATATATACAATTTGTCTATTGCTCCTTTTATAAAAAACTATTGCATAAATTAAAGTATGGTGCTACTATATATTTATATAGTAGCACCATACTTTAACAACATTCGAAAGGAGCATTTATATGCCAAGAATTTATTCTAATTATTCACAATCTGATTTTGATATTGTAACTGCACTCGCCAAGGAGTTAGGGTTTTCCGCATCAGCATTTCAGCACTACAGCGTGATGCTTTATGCAGATAATCGAGGAAATATTTCTCCATTAAGCACACTAATAAACGCTATGTTGAATAACTTGAGTCAACTCAATCGCAAAGATACATTTATTGTATCTTCTCTCGTACCAGATGAATGGCCTAGTTTATCACGTAGTGATAAAATGAGCCTTGCAAAGCAGTTATCACATTTTGTAAAGACACACCCTCTTGAATATGAAACACATAGTGTCGCAAAAGGTAAAACCACGATTTACAGAAAGAAATAGCTAAAATTTGTCGAAATCCTCCTGAGTCGCAACCTCTCTGTACTTATAATCATCATTCCGGCTCTCTGCGTACATATCATTGACCATACCAATCGTGAGCAAATCCAAGTCACGGATGGAAAGACCAAGCTGTACGCATCGGAGCAGGAATAACGGAGTTGTCATTTCACGATCTGTGCTGCGAACTTTTTTTTAGAGTCAATATCCGTCTGGGTATTCAATCCCCAAAGTTGAATCAGCTGAGGAAGTACCTGGTAAATAGAGAATGTATTGAACTCATCCAACCAATCTTCCGGGTTATCGGGGATAGTCGAGTCAGCATGTTTCGCCATGACATAGGCGATATTCTCAAACATTTCCAAGGAGAACATATCCAGATTGGAACTCTCTTCATTGCCGTCACCGATACTTTTTTCCAAAGACTTCAAATCCTTATAAATGTCACGATGAAATTTCATACGATAGATACGGGGAATGGCGGCAGATGCCCGAAAAGGCACCTGCTTACCATCAATCTCAATATTCTGCTTCATGCTCATTATCCCTGACCTCCAATATTCTCTTCTTCCGTTGCATCCGCAGTCGGAACATAGACCGCCTTATACCAGTTTGCATAAACGGTTGCATTTGTGGTATTTCCGGTCTTCGCTTTGACCATGCCGTTACTAAGCGGTGTTGCCGTAACGGTAAGTGTCTCCGTCTGCACTTCTTTGCTGTCCTCATTGGTCTGTCCTTCAATACCCGGACGGGATGCAGCACAGTTATAAAGGACATGACGGATATGCTTCTGGTCACCATCAAACTCAAAGAGCAGGGCAAAGGAGCCAAGTTCCACATCAGAGTTCTCAATCAGAACACCGTTGCTGTCCAGTTCCTCTTTCAGGCACTCCAGACGAAAGGACTCCGGAATCATAGCAAGTTCTAGGTCACCGTCATAACCCATGTTGTTGTTAATCACGTAATATGCCACGCCGTCTGCATAGAAGTTCTCCGGTTCGCCGTTGGCATTCAGGGAGATGGAAACAGCACCCGGCATCGGTGTCGGTGTGCCATAGCTTACACTACCATCTTCCACAATTGTAAGCAGAGCATAGTGGGTATTTTTCAGATTGTATTTTACCTTGTTGTTTTTATCTGCCATTTGTCAGACCTCCTTAAAATGCGGACATTCCGGGTCCGCCTCGCTACTTGTTCATACAGGCAAAAAACTGCCTGTAAATTGATAAAGGATCTCATACAGTTTTTCGCTGTCGATCCATGTTTCGGACTTGTTATAAAACACTTCATGTGCATCCAGGACATCCTCCAGTTTCTGTTCCACCGCCAAGTCCTTAGAATCAGTGTACAACTCTATCCTCACTTCATTTATCTTGTAATACACTCTTCCATCTGCAGCAAAGTTATCACTGCCTGGAAGAAGGTAACAGATAAAAGGTGGGTCTGGGGATTCCCCCTCTGCAAAATGGTCATAAGCAAAGGGGATACCTGTTTCCTTGATGATTGCAAGCAGTTCTTCCATTCCTAACCTCTCAGTTTTCTTGTGATTTCCTGTTCCAGTTCGGATACTGCCTTTTCCTCTGCCGGAGCAATATGGCTTTTCCCGGCAACCCTGCCGCCGCCACGCTTAGCATGACCAAACTCTAAAAGATGTGCCAGTTGATAACGATTTCTGGAATACACAGTCACTTCCAGTGTGTTGGATGTTTCCTTTGTATTTTTCACAGACCAGCTTTTTGCATAGGCTCCGGTATCGCTCGGCGCATTCGCCTGGATTTCTTTCCTTGCAGTAGCACCTGCCTTTTTCACAGCGGCTTTTAAATCATCCGATGCAAGGTCTGTGTACTCCACCAATCCTTCCATAATGGCAGCCGCCATTCCGTCAATGGAAACCCTGTCACTGCTCATAATTACCGCCTCACTTTCTCACACCGGAATTTGATTGATTTTCTCTTGTAGTTCATGTGGTCAATTGCCAAAATATTATATATTTCACCTTTAAACAGCACCCGGTATCCATCCGTAGTAATTACAGATATCTTTCTGCAATACCGAACTGTAAAAGCAAGGTCTGCATGATCAACTATAGTCCCGGCTGTTTGTATTTCCGTACCGCCTTCGCCGCTGACGGTTGCATAGCAGGAATATTCATCTTTCCATCCATTTTTGTGATTGCCGATGGCATCTACGATTACGGCATTTTTCTGAAAGGTGACCCTTACATTAAGTAGTGCGACCTTCATTAGAATCCCTCCTTCCGAATACCAAACAGCAACGACCGCAGAGTAAGCACCAGGGCATGATGGTCTGCATCTTCCCGGTGTTCATACTGATATGCCACCGCATACATGACTGCTATCCTGGCATTCTTTTCTTCTGCAAATATTTCTGCATTGTCCATTCTGGCAATGTCCATGCACAGATTTTCACCGGCACCTATCAACTGCTCCAAAAGGGCATCATCATCGTCATAATCCACACGGAGATACTGTTTCATCTCCTCAAGGGATACAATCATACCTATCACCACCTCACCCAAATTAAAGGGAGGTGCCGTTTCTAAAAAACGACACCGCTTGTTGTGTTTGCTTATTCCGTAGCTTTCAGTTTCATAATCTGAACGGATTCGGGAAGGATCAGCTTGCCATCTACCCGCTCCTTGGCAACATAACCAATCATGCCGTTGCCTGCGAACAACTCACGGAGTTCGGAGAAGGAACGGCTGCCACGGTCACCGATGTTGTAGTAACTGTAGTCACCAAAGGAAATCGCATTGGTCGGTGCATAGGCAGAAGTGTGTACTGAATAGCCAAGCAGACGGTCAGGCTCACCCGCCTGGTAGGAAGGCTGCCAGATATAGGCTCCGTTGTTATCCTTCAGCTTACGAAGGGAAGAAAGGATCTGATCATTCATGATGAAAGATGCACTCTTACGGTAAGGACGCTTGAGGGCATACACCAGATCCAGAACATCGTCGGATTTGATGGCTGCGGTAAGGCTCTGAGCAAGAGTACCACCGCCTTTCGCAGCAAACAGGCCGAGAGGCTTGCCTGTGCCATCGCCATTGAGGAATGCATCCTCTTCTGCGTTTGCGAGTGCCTTGCCAAACTGTGTAAGGATGTAGTTCTCCAGATTGAACGCATTGTCATAAAGCAGCTCCTCCGTTACTTTGATAGCAACATGGAGTTTGTGGGCATCCAGAAGAATCTGGCTGAAGGTTGCATCACCAAAAGTAAGTGCGCCACCCTCTTCAATCCAGGCTGCGGCAGGCTTGGTAGCTGCGATATTGATTTTGTGTTCACCACTAGTGGTGATGGTGGTTGCGAGGGAACGCATGATGTTTTCCTCAGTAAGGGTGTCAATCATACGGTGGTCGTACTCTTCTGGTACGAGGTAACCGCCATCGGCATCCACACCTTCTTGCAGGACATTGCTCACTCGCTTGAAGTTGGAGCGGAATGCATCGACCATTGCCTTGCGGTATTCATCGGATGCACGGCCAGTATTTTTCTCTGGATCGTTACCTTTTGCAGAAGGCTTGGAAGTCAGCGGAGTGTTCACAGGCTTGTTAAGTTCTGCCTCCATCTGCTCCTGACGCTCCATACGGGCGATTTCCTTACCAAGGTCATTGATGTCCTGCTCCATCTTTGTGTAGGTAGCATCATCCTCGGCAGAAAGAGTGCCTTTCTCTGTACGGTGGGAATCCAGAAATGCCTTTGCTGCATTCCATGATTTGTTACGCTTTTCTCTCAGTTCTAAAATAGTCATAATAGTTTACCTCCATTAAATGTGTTGTTTGATAAGGTCAAGACGCTCTATAAGTGAATCAACTGTTCTTCTATTGGTTTCTGGTTCGATTGGTTTCAACTGGATATGACACTTTTTCGCAATCTTATCCATCAGCGAATTGGTGACCGCCGCCTTTTCGAACATCATGGCAATCTGCGGCTGTGCCATATCTTCCGTATCACTGGGGCGTTGCAGGATATCATCAGCAAAGCCAAGTTCCACGGCCTTGTTTGCATTCATCCAACTTTCTGCATCCATGAGGTGCGACAGCTTTGCACGGCTCATCCCAGTCTTGATTTCATAGGCATTGATGATGGATTCCTTTACTTCGCAAAGCATATCGATTGCTTTCTGCATCTCACCAGAATCACCCCAAGCCACAGTTGCCGGATTGTGGATCATCAGCATGGATACTGGACTCATCAGCACTTTTGTGCCTGCCATCGCAATGACCGATGCTGCGGATGCTGCAATGCCATCAATCTTGATGGTGACATTGCCCTTGTAATCCATCAGCATATTGTAGATTTGTGCCGCTGCCACACAGTCACCGCCAGGACTGTTGATCCAGATGGTGACATCACCACTTTCTGCGAACAGTTCATCCTTGAACAGCTGCGGAGTGACATCATCGTCAAACCAGCTGTCCTCTGCGATTGTGCCGTTTAGAAACAGCATCCTCTCCGGCACCTGCTCCTGTGTCTCCTGATTCAGAACCATCTGGTTCTTCCACTTCCAAAACTTCTTCATCGGAATTTCCCTCCTTTCCGCTTGCTGCAAAGATACCTGCATCCGCAAGCTTGCACATGTTTCCATTGATGAGATATAAATCACCGCCTTGCTCGGCAGGAATGCGGTCTAAGTTTTCAAGTGCCCGGATGTCGTTTGCACTCATCCAGCCGTTCTGTCTTCCAATGGAATAACCGTTCATACGGCTCTGGTAATCGCCACGGAGAAGACCGTCCACATTGAACTTGACGAAATATTGTGCCTTCTCTTCCTGGGAAAGTAGGGAACGCATCATTGCCTGCTCCCACCTGGATACCCAAGGGTCCAGTGTGTATTTCACAAATTCCAGGGACTGCTGCTCAATATTAGAAAAGCTCGACTTCTCCAGATCACCAACCATGTGTGGCGGGACTCGGAAAATTCGAGCGATTTCATTGATTTGAAATTTTCTTGTTTCCAAAAACTGTGCCTGTTCCGGTGAAATGGAAATCGGTGTGTACTTCATTCCTTCTTCCAAAATAGCTACCCTGTTGGCATTGGAACTGCCGCCGAAGCCTTTATTCCAGCTTTCACGTACACGCTCCGGGTCTTTGACCGCACCCGGATATTCCAGAATTCCGCCAGGAGTCGCACCGTTTGCAAAAAACTTGGCACCATATTCCTCGCAGGCGATTGCCATGCCGATGGCGTTCTTTGCCATTGCAATTGGGGAATAGCCCACCAGACCGTCAAAACCAAGACCGGTAATATGGAGAACATCGGTCGGTTTCAGCCGAACCATGCCGCCCTTGGTTGTCTTTGCTTCATCCGAGGAGGTCTGATATTCGTAATACAGATGCCCCTTATCATCACGGTCAACCGTCATGCGATTCGGCATCAGCGGATACAGTGCCACCACTTCACCCTTACCGTTTCGGATAATCTGTGCATAGGCATTGCCCCAAAGCAGCAGATGGCTCATGAGCGTTTCACGGAAGACAAAGGATGTCATTTCTGGATTTGGTTCATCGTGCAGAATAAAGTACAGCGGGTGGTCGATTGCCTTTTCCTTACTGCCATCCTCGGTGTATCGGTAGAGCTGCAGTGGCAGTCCTGCTACTGCCTCCGCCAGAATACGAACGCAGGAATATATCGCCGTCATTTGCATGGAAGAACGCTCTGTTACCAGTTTGCCGGAAGTGCTGCCACCGAATAAGAATCGGTAGGCACTGCCTGTGGTGCTATCTGTAGGCTTATCCCTCGACCGAAACAGACCACTAAAAATGCTCATATACAATCACGCCCCTTCCTAAATAAACAAAATGCCCCGGTCATCATAAACCGAAGCACCTGCATTGTTGCCACAGCGAATGGCTCTGTCAAGACCCATAATCGTTGCAATGGCACCGTCAATCTTCTCTGTTGATTTTTCTTTGTCTGCCTTGATATTTCCGGCAGGATCGGTTCGGATGAAGATGTTATCCATCATCCATCGGAGAACCGGGTGCCCGCCATGTGCCAGTTTTTCTTCCAGAGTAAGTTTCATCAACTCCTTAGTAGGAGGACTCATATCCTTAAATCCCTGTCCGAACGGAACAACAGTAAATCCCATGCCCTCCAGGTTTTGCACCATCTGCACCGCACCCCAGCGGTCAAATGCAATCTCACGGATGTTATACCGTTCACCCAGGCTCTCGATGAACTTTTCGATATATCCGTAATGCACCACATTTCCTTCCGTGGTCTGCAAAAATCCCTGCCGTTCCCATACATCATAGGGGACATGGTCACGCTTGACTCGCAAGTCCAAGGTGTCTTCCGGTATCCAAAAATATGGAAGGATACTATATTTATCATCTTCGTCTTCCGGTGGGAACACCAGAACAAAGGCTGTAATATCTGTGGTAGAAGACAAATCCAACCCGCCATAACAGACACGCCCGTCCAGATCATCGGCATTGGCGGGAAATGCACATTTATCCCACTTATCCATTGGCATCCAACGGACAGCCTGCTTGACCCACTGATTCAGTCTAAGCTGCCGGAAGGAGTTCTCCTCGCCAGGGTTTTGCTTTGCTGACTCACAGGCAGCTTTGACCTTGTCGATGCCGACCGTGATATCCAGGGACGGATTGGCTTTCTTCCAGACCTTTGGGTCTGTCCAATCGTCTGCTTCATTTGCACCATAAATTACAGGATAAAATGTGGAATCATGTTTTCTGCCCTCCAGGATATCTTTTGCTTTCTGATGGGTTTCATAACAAATGCTGTTGGTATCTGTTCCGGCTGTTGTAATAAGGAAATACAATGGCTGCATACGTGCATCTCCGGAACCCTTGATCATGACATCAAACAGTTTTCTGTTCGGTTGGGTATGAAGTTCATCAAACACCACCCCATGAATATTGAATCCATGCTTGCTGTACGCCTCTGCCGACAGCACCTGGTAGAAACTGTTGGTTGGCTGAAAGATGATCCTCTTCTGCGATGCCAGGATTTTCACACGCTTATTCAGTGCCGGACACATACGCACCATATCGGCAGCCACATCAAATACGATGGTTGCCTGTTGGCGGTCAGCAGCACAGCCATATACCTCGGCTCTTTCCTCTCCGTCTCCGCAGGTCAAAAGAAGTGCCACCGCAGCGGCAAGTTCTGATTTTCCCTGTTTCTTCGGAATTTCTATATAAGCAGTATTGAACTGTCGGTAGCCATTCGGCTTAATTGTTCCGAAGATGTCACTGATAATCTGCTCCTGCCAGTCAATCAGTTCAAACGGTTTTCCAGTCCATGTACCTTTGGTGTGACAGAGGGCCTCAATAAAATCCACCGCATAATCCGCCATCTCTTGACTGTATACTGAGTCCTTGGTCTTGAACCTAGTCGGCTTGTATTTCTTCAGTTTTCTCAAATGCTCACCTCCCAAATGGCATAAAAATAACCGCATCTTTGCGGCTTATCAGCAACAAGATACAGAGCCGTCTGGCCCCGCTCTTGGAATTTTTAGTTGTAAAATCCTTAATTGTGTTCGTACATTAGAATGGCGAGTGCCTGTTCTGCTTCCTGGGTCTGCGGCGGGATGTCCCATCCCCTGCCATAGTCATAGACCATCTCACCATCCTGCCTTAATACCAGCTTGGAGATTCTGCCGCCGTCAATGCCGTACTCTTCGCTCGGTTCATCAAAAAGCTTGCACCAGTAATGCACCGCCGTAGCGTTTCTTTCTGCGTATAGATTTGCGAATTATCGTCTCCAACTTTTTGCACAGTTTAAGCTCTTTGTTTCTCCTAAAAGCAGCAGATATTTATCTACAACAGCAGATTCTCTACGCCTAATGTTGTGAAGTATCTG